AGGTTTAAATTTAGAGCCGGTTTTAAGATTAAGATATTCGATAATTTCAACATGAGATTTATCCACATCGTCATGTGAAGCATGACATAGTATATCTATACTATCCTTACCTATCCTATCCTTACCTAACCTTACCTTACCTATCCTATCCTTACCTATGGATACAGGTTGTATACATTTTGTATCCATGTTGGATACATCTGCTTTTAACGTATATGATTTATCCTTTTGGATATTGAGTAAATCACGTTCCGGCAATGCACTTGGTTTATACCTATCATTCTGAATGTAGTTATGTATCTTCCAATCTTTGATAACTACAACACCACTTTCAAACGGTATAACAAATTGCTTTGCAGTAAGCACTTTCATATCATCTTCTTTAGCGCCAATCATTCGCATGATTGATTTCGGAGCATTAATGAAACCGTCATCGTCTGCATCAAGCAGCATATGAAAGTATAAATTTTGCGTTGTTGCTGGCATATCTAGGAATGTATCGGACTTGATAATAGATTTTGACATCATTCTTCGTTCTGCCATTGTATCTTTGAATTCCTTTCTTTTAAAATTTCTCTAATCTGTTTCGCATCTGATCCATGTGCTTTTATATGACAATCTCTGCACAAACAAGCAAGATTGCTAAGATTAGATAACCCCATTTGCGACCTAAACACTATGTGATGCACTTCGGTTGCTTGCGCTCCACATAGCACACACAACCCCTCATCACGTTCATACGCCCATTTTCTGGTACGGGCGTATAGTGCGTTATCCTGTCTTTTCCTTTTGTTCATATTCGCCCCATTCCGTTACAAGTGAATTGATGTAATCGTTATCTTCAATCGGTATGTTTAACTGGTTGCACTCATCAACAAGTGCATCAATTAAACGGCGCATTTCATCAACCGTGTAAACGCTGCTTCCATGATATGCACGAATGATTGAATAACCTTCCGTTTTGGCCGGCCCCGCATCTTCTGCGTACCAGCCTAAACCGTGGCCTTGCCAAATTTCAATAAAACGGTCTATAGCATCGTTTTTGATTGGTAAATAGGTAAATGTACCACATTCAATCAAAACTCGCTTGTACACGTCATTTTTTGAAATGTATGTGTGTTTTGAAAGTTCACATGCTATCTTTTCGCACAATACCCACGCATAGGCATTGGCATTTAGTGAGCGGCGTTTTATTTTCTTTTTGATTTCAACGATATATTCAACTTCCGGATCTAACTTATTTAATGTTTCATCTTTCGGAGCGGGAATTAATATGTTATAGCCAATCGACTTAATGACATTAATTCCCTTTGTTATCCATTTCATTAAATGCGGTCTCCGGCATTTTCATGTTCAAGTTCTTGGTCTGCATTATCATATAACGCAAAGCCTTTCCCCTCTTTGTCTTGACCATAGTTTTTTATCCACTTTAACGCCGCCACCATTTCAAATTCATCTAACATGCCAACACGTGGTTTTTTGAATTCAGCTGCAATAAATTTTGTAATTTCTACCGGTGGTACATTTTTTTCTTTTTGTATTTTTAGAAATTCATCATAACCGGCAACATGTTTTTCTTTTGGTTTTGTTGTCTGTGGTGGCGTTGATGTTGCTTTTTTGTTTTGTGAATTATCCATAAAGTCAGCATCTTTTGTATCATCAATACAGAACAGGCCATTTAACGCATATTTTCGCGCATAAGAAGAAGCAGAACCAGTAATTTGGCTTTCATCCATGCCTTTTTTATCAAAACTTTCACGGGCAAATGCAGTTGTTGTGATTTCATCTTTACCGTCTGTAATTTTTGCAATACTTTTGACGTAATAACGTTCGCCAATCATTACGATTTCATCACTTAACAACTGTACAACATCATGTTTCGCGCATAACGGTTTAACCGCTTCTAGGATATCTTCGCAATTTCTGTAGTTATAACCACCGAATTTATTAAACTGGCTTTTAGGTGCCTTTAGTTCTGCTTGTATTTCGATTAATTTTTGTTGTAATGTTTTTGCTGCCATGCGATCACCTACTTAATATAGAAATTTTGATTTACTTTAATTTCTGCACCTTCTACCGTTTCTCCGGCTTTAATAGCTTTCTTAATGGCCGTTTTATCGGCCTTAATCTCAACTTTTGTGTAATCCGCTGGGATTACATCTAAATTTGTGATTTCTACGCTTTCGCTTTTGCGATAACCAGCTTTGAACGTGCCAACCTCTAATTTTTCAATTCCTTTTTGTTTCATGGAATATTCAATATTATTTTTTAAGGTTTCAATAGTGCTTTCCTTTGATTTTTTGACTTTGTTAAGTCTATCAATTTCGGTCTTAATACCTTGGATATCGGCTTCAACATTAACCATGTATTTTGCCGTGTTTTCGATTTTTTCCTCAATGGACAAATCAAGCATTTCTAGCGTATTTTGAATTGCTTCAATTTCTTCCGGCGTTTCTGCCGCTTCTAGCATTGCGGATAGTTCCGCATAATCTTTGTTTAATTCGTAAATACTAGCCATTTTGTACCTCTTTTAATAATTTCAATACATCATCAAATGTTTCTACTTCTGGATAACCAACCATATCAGGAAACCCTTTTAGCGCATATCCAACATAGCCACTATTTTCTCGATCTATTACGCAACAACTATGTGAATAACGTCCATCGTAAAAACATGTAATATCTAACGACATATGCAAATTACTATTCACTTTATTTCGTTCAGCGATGATTTTCTCAAACTTTTTTAATAGTTCTAAAATCTTTTCTTTTTCCATATTTTCACCTTGCCACCTTAACCGCTCATCGTGTATGATGAGGTTAAGATGCTTTAATAACTCACTTTTCGCATCTGCCCTTTGGTAACTGCAATTACTAAAGGGCCTTTTTTATTTCGTCAATGTAGATACCACCATATAATAGTGCTGCGCCTAATAACCCTTGTAACACCGCTTCATATAACGTGATATTATCAAGTTCTAAACTACCCGGCGTGCCTATCAATAAGATTGCACCTATAACTTTAAAAACCGTTGTCATTCTAATTCTCCTGTAATCACTAGCATTTGGCTGGTGATTTTTCTTATTTCGTTTTTTAAATGTTTGTTTTCTTTTCTTAGATTTTCCACCTCATTTTGTAGCTTCTTGTAGCCGATTGCGTTATATTCATCTTCAACACCCGCCAATGCTTCAACCTCTTTTTTGCTAAATTTCACACCGCTTATGTTCGGTAGTTGTGTTAGCTTTCCATCATTTCTTAGGTTGTATACAGATGTTGTTGAAATTTGTAACAGTTCGGCTACTTGTTCAACCGTGTACACTAAACTTTCCATTTATCCCTCTTTTCTAACCAAATCATCTACGGTACATCCGAGGTAATTTGCTATTTTTAATAAATTACCTACGCTAGGGATTGATTTTTGATGTTTCCAATTACTTAATGCGGATTGTGATACGCCTGTATCTTTGGACACTTGATAATTAGAAACATGTTTCATATCCCTGTATTTTTGATAATTACTATACAATTCTTTACTTCACCTCCTTTTTAGTGATATACTTTATGTATATAAAGTAATGCAATTATCTATACTTCGTTGTCATGAAGTATCCTCAATCAAAATATACTACACGATAGTGAAGTAATCAAGTAAACATTTTTTAAATTTCATAAATTTTTCATTAACAATTCAAAGGTGAGAAAATGTTTGAGAGAATTGAGCAATTAATGAGAGAGAATAGTGTTAGTGCTTACAAGCTATCTAAAGAAACAGGTATTGCACAATCAACATTAAGCAGTTGGAAAAATCAAAATAAAATTCCTCGTGTTGATTTATTGCAAAAAATAGCTGATTACTTTGGCGTTGAAATTGGATATTTAACAGGGAAATTAGATAAAACAAAAGAGACCCCTAAAATCCAAAGGAAAATAGATGCCTCAACTGTTAATCTAAAAAATGTGAAAGTGATGTTCTATGGGGATTATGAACTTACTGAGCAAGAGAAGAAAATGGTTGAGAATGTGATTAAAGG